CTACAACAACGTCATCAAGATGCGGGCCCGCTGCTGGAAATACGGCTCGGCAGTCTGGCACTATAACCAGGACTGCTTGCCCACGCTGATGCAGATGACGATCCCCGTTGGCACGAGCGGCGTGCTAGCCTGGCAGACCTCCGCACGCGAAGGCGAGCCCGACATGTTCCTGGGGCGCCCCGCCTATGCTTGCGAGCATTGCGGCACGGTGGGCGATGCCGGTGACATTCTGCTGTGCGTTTGGTCCGAGTTCCTTGAAGGCATCTACCAGCCGATGCAGATGGCCGAATCCATCCACGTCCGATTCGTCGAAAACGAACGGGCCTTCCGGTTCACGATGCGTTGCGGTGGGGCCCCGTGGTGGCGGTCCGCTCTGACCCCGAAGAAGTCGGCCAACACGCTCTCGCCGTTCGTTCGCGTTGCGGCCCGTGCGTAGTCTGTCGGTTTACCTCTAACCTCCTGATAGGAGACTTTTGAAATGGCAAGTTCTGTTGCAACCGACAGGCTGGCGTGCCGTCGGAAGATGCTGATGTACTATCACAAGCCCGCCGACGCGGCGACCGAACAAAGCGTCAAGGCAGGGACCACCACGGCGACGTGGACGGCGATCAAGGGATACGGCTCGTTTCAAGCCGCTGCCATGACCGCCCTGCTGACCGGGACCGGGTTGACCGAGCTTTCGATTTATGCGGCAACCAGTTCGGCCGGTGCCGACGCGACGGAGATCAAGACCTCCGGAGCGATTGCAGCCGATGCGGTTGGAGATTGGGCCGTAGAAGAATGCACGGTCGAAGAACTCCAGCAGATCGGAAAGCCGTTGGGCTACAACTTCACACACGTTTGCGCGTACGTGGACTGTAACCACAATGACGACGAGGTGGCTGTGGTGTACATCCTCGATGACCCGATGTTCAAGTATGACGCCCTGACGCCGGCAACGACCATTGCGTAACCGGATGTCCCTCCGTTCTCCGTCCGGCCGGGGCAACTCGGCCGGGCGGTTGTTTTCAATTTCCCATCGCTAACAAGCGTCAACCCAATAGGGGAACCGTGAGATGGATACCAAACTTTTTGGCCGGCACCAACCGGGCGGCCTGTTCTCGATTGTTGACCGTGAAACGTTTCCGACCGGCAACATTTGGTGGGTGGATTCGACCAACACGGCCGGGGCCGATAGCGTCGGCGCTGGTCGTAACCCGGATTCGCCGTTCCTGACGTGGGCCTACGCCGTGACTCAGATGGCGGCTGGCGATACGTGCTATCTCATGCCGGGCCATTCCGAGACGATCGGAATTACAGGCGCGGCTGCGATCACGCTGAGCCTTGCTGGTGCGAAGCACATCGGGCTCGGTGGCAGGTCAAAGAAACCGGCGATCCTCGTGGACGGCTTCGCGGATACCTATGTCAGTGTGACCGGGGCCGATACCGTCTTGGAAAACATCCACTTCAAAGCCGGGCATTCCGACATCGCCGTTGGCATTCAGTTGGCCGCGGATGGAGTGGAGATTCGCAAATGCGATTTCACCCAGAACACGGCGAACGAAAACTTCCTGATTTGCATCGACGACAGCGGCGCCAATACGTGCGACCTGTTGATTGTCGAAGATTGCACGTTCATCGGCTACGACACGTCCAACACGTTCGCCATTTCGCTGGGAGCCGCACAAGACCGCGTTGTGATTCGCAACAACGTCATCATCGGCTTTTTCGAGACGGCGGCCGTTGGCGGTGCTGGCGTCGTGACGAATGTTGTCATCGAAAACAACTACATCAAAAACATCGACACGGACGCCGATCAGTGCATTCTCTTGGGCGCCGGTTCGACGGGAATCATCGCCCGCAACATCGTTGGAGCGGCCCTGGCTGGCGACGTGACGACCAACATTAGTGTGGGCGTGTTGTGTGTTCTCGGCGAGAACTACAGCAGCGACCTCGGCGACGTGCAAGGTGTTCTCGATCCGGTGGCGACCTAACCCAGAAACTTTAACCTCAGCAATCGAGGATCAATCAAATGGACATGACCCAACTCCAAGGCACGATCGGACCCGTAACCGGGACCGCTGCCGGCCAATCGCACGCGGCCCGAATGAACCGCAGCGGCGGCTGGTTGACCGCTCCGATTTCCGGCCGCTTTCAGGAAGCCGTGCTACGCGGTTCGTGCTATGCCGTAGCAAACCCGGCCGGCATTCAGACGCAAGCCGGCCTGAGCGCCACGACGCCCGCCCTGACGCTGTACAACCCGGCTGGCTCGGGCAAGAACGGCATTATCTGGTATGCGTCGGCGGCCTTTGCTGTTGCCAACGCGGCGGCGGCTGCGGTGTGGCTGGCGGCCAATACCAACGTCAACGCGGCTGCAACCACGGGCACGCTGACGACCACGCATCGCAACTGCCTGCTTGGGGCGTCGGCCAACAACTCCATTCAGGCGTTGCTTGCCGCGACGCTGCCGGCCGCACCGGTTGGCATCGCCCTGCTTGGCATCGGCCTGACGGGTGCGATCACTGTCGAGACGACCGCCAAGCTCGTCGGAGGCTGGCTTGACGGCGCGATCGTCATGGGGCCCGGCACATCGATCTCGATTCAGACATCGACCGCGAGCGGTGCGGCCGGCCTGTGGTGTTCGTTCATCTGGGAAGAAATCGACGTTTAAGGGTTGACCGATGGCATCCTATGACGGCCGCTATTCTCTGGTGACGGCACCAACGGAAGAACCGTTGAGCGTTCAGGATGTCATCGACCAATGCCAGATGGGAGAAATCCCAGACGATCAACGAAGCCGGGTTGCGGCCTACATAACCGCAGCCCGGCAGTTGCTCGAGCGCCGGCTCCGTCGGCAGTTTTGCACGGCGACTTGGAAGCTCTACCTTGACGCCATGCCGGACGTGATTACGTTCGATGACAAACTGCCGATCAAGACGATAACGCACGTCAAGTATTACAACACCAGCGGCACGCTTACCACGCTGACGGCGACAACGGACTATCAGACAGACCTTGCCAGCGAACAGCGGCCGGCACGAATCATGCCGGCCTACGGAGCGACGTGGCCTAGCGTTCGCGGCGATACGTTTAATGCGGTGGAGATCCAATTCACTTGCGGCTACGGCAACGCACTTGCGGTTCCGCAGTCGATAAAAAACGGGATGCTTCTGCTGGTTGCCAACTGGTTTGAGAACCGGGAACAAAGCATCATCGGCACGATCGTTTCCGAATTGCCTTGGGGCGTGGAGGCGTGCGTTACTCCTGAGGACTGGGGGCCGTACTCGTGAGAGGTGGCACGCTACACGATCGGATCAACATTGAGACGGCAACCGAGGCCGCTGATGGATCGGGGCAACTAATCCGAACGTGGGCGACATACAAGGCCAACGTGCCTGCCGATCACCAGGACGTGACCGGTGGCGAACCGTTCCGAGGGCGGCAGGTATCGGCACAGGCTTCGCACTTGTTTCGCATACGGACGATCAGCGGCGTTACAACCGAGATGCGGGTTCTGTACAGCGGGAGTTACTATGGCATCGTGAACATCAAAGACCCGTACACGCGCGAGACGTGGCTCGAATGTAAGTTGGCCGACTAATGAGCGTGACGATCAAACTGGATGGCTACGACGAACTGCTGCGAAAGCTCAACAGCATTGAGAAAACGCTATCAGAAAAAGTTGGACAAGAGATGGTGCGAGCGGCTGGGGAAGTGGTGGCCGCTAAGGCACGCACGCTATGCCCGGTTGGCGATCCGACGCATCACCCAGAGAACAAGCCGCTCCGCGATACCATCGCCGTCGAAGTGCGGGACTACGGTGTGCGAGCGTTGGCCGTTATTGGCCCGCAATATCCGGCCGGCGCCCACGGGCACCTAGTGGAGTTCGGGCACGACATTGTAGCCCGTGGCGAGTCAAAGAACGTCGGAAAAAGCCGACGTAGCGGTGCAAAGAAAAAAGGCGGGTTGATTACGGGACGGACACAACCGCAACCATTTATGCGGCCGGCATTCGACTCGACGCGCTGCGAACAACTGGCCGCTATGGAGCGAGTTATAAACCGCACGCTCTGGGAACTCGGACAGGGGGCGCTATGACATGGCCGACATCGGAGCAGCCTGCCGGACAAAGCTCGTTGGAACCGCAGCCGTGGCGGCATTGCTCGGAACGAGGATTTACCCGGACCACTTGCCGCAATCAACGACACTGCCGGCCGCCGTCTATTACGGAATCAGCGGAACAGACGAACCAAGACTTTCAGGACTCGCCGGATTCGCAACAGAGCGAATCCAGATCGACGCATACGCTTCGACACGCTTGGCCGCAAACGCTTTGGCTTTGGCAATCCGTGACGCCCTGACAAGTTCCTGGGGACGCGGCACCTGGGGGACGGTTGGCGTCTCTGGTTGCGTACCAGAAGGCGGCGAACGATACGATACGCAAGGATTGGGCGACGGTTCCGACGAGCGGCAGTTTATTTGCAGCCGCGATTACATGATCTACTTTACCGGATAGGAGACTGACCGATGACTGCACGCAAAGACACGGGGCACGGGGCAACACTGACCTTCGGGACTTCGACACTCGCCTACCAGTGGACGAAGATCGGGGCCGCGATGACCGACCGGGGAGAAGTCGAGACGACGGACCTCGCCACCGCTGATTACAAAACGTTCATGCCGGGGGACTTGGCAGACCCAGGCGAGTTCGAAATTGAGTATCTGTTCGACACTGAGACGGCACAGAACGTCATCGCCGGCCTGGCACCCGAAACGATCACCGTTACATTCCCGGTTCCAACAGGAGGCAGCGTGGCAGCACGATGTACAGGTACAGGCTTCGTGAAGAAGCGGACCCTGACGCCGGAGTTGGGCACCGACACGATTCAGAAGGGCACGCTGACTGTTCGCTGGGACGGGTTGACAGGGCCGAACTTTGTGGTTGGAACGTAACTCATTCTCTCGCAAGGAATGACCGATGGAAATCAGGTTGATTAACTACGGCGACGATGCCGTTTGGAAACGCAAGACCGTCATGAGAGACGGCGTGCAATGCGGCTATGTGAACGACGCGCCGGGAGCCGCCGTACTTATGACGGTCCCGGCGACGACAGAAGAGAAAGCCGAAATCGCGGCCGAAGTTGCTCGGCTAAAGGGATGCGAAGTCGGACCTGTCGCCGCTCCTGTGTTCGTCGAGCAAGACGAGTTTGACGACGAAGAGGACTTAGAGTAATTCCTTGCGGAGCCGCCGTATCGTGGTTATTCCTTTCTTCGGTGCGGCGTGCTCCGCAAGTATCCACGCAAGGATACGACAATGGCGATTCATTCAACGGAACTTGGCAAGGTGCTGTTAGATGCACTTGGCATCACTGACCGCGTAAGATGGTTTGAGTTGCGATGCCACGTTGATGAGGTTGCGACAATCCGCTGCGAAATTTTGCCAGACAACTACGACGGCGACAAGATCAAAAGCGTACTGCAAAAGTACGCGATAGAACCACGCAAGGAAGAAACCAATGTTGACCCGTGACAAACTGCTGGGCTCGTTCCAGCGAAGATACCGGACGGTGGAAACGCCAATCGGATTGGTGAGACTCCAGAACTTGAACGAGGGCGAGAAATCGCTTTGGCAGGACGCGAACTACTCCAAGGATGGCAAGCTCGTTGACAACTGGCTGTCCAAGAGCCGACGGCGACTTGTGGCGGCTTGTCTCGTGGACGATGACGGCAACCGGCTGCTACAGGCCGGGGACGAGGTGAAACTCAAGGACGTTGACGCCGGCATCGTGGCGGCCATTGCCGATGCGTGCTCGGACCATATCGGCTTGCCATTGGCGGAACAGAAGGAACTGGAAAAAAACTCAGACGGAGCCCCCGCAGACGGTTCGCCTACCGCCTAGCGTTGCGGCTCGGGATTTGGGATGTGGAAGCGTGGCTGGCGAGCATTGAGCCGCGCGTGATAGATGCCTGGCTGGCGTTCTGTAAGATCGAACCGGAGGCGTTTGGAGCGGGCCAGAAGCAAGCGGCGACAACCAATAGAGAATGGCTGGACCCGCAAGAGGCGGAAGCGTTTTTCGCTAGGAGAATGCGACGATGACCATCGGGACTCTAGCCGCGCGAATCATGGCCGACGCCAGCGGCATCAAGTCCGGCATGGGATTGACGCGCGATGAACTGAAGTTGACCAGGCAGGCGTTCATTGATTCGCAGACTGACGCCGACAAACTTAACACGGCGTTGAAACTCTTGGAGCAGGCACGCGGCAAGGGGGCGTTCAAGGACGAGGAACAGTATGCCCGTGCTGTCGCTAAAGTCCGAGAGCAACTCGACCCGGCAGCGGCAGCGGCTCGCCAGTTTGCAGCCGCGAAGAAAGACGCGGGAGCGCCGCAACTTGCGGACGGGTTAAAGCAAATCGGCCAGAACGCGGCCAACGCTATTCCTGGCGTTTCCGGCCTGACGAACACGCTGTCTCTTGGGCACCCGGTATTGATCGGGGCGGCCGTCGCAGTTGGCGGATTGGTTGTCGCCTACAAAGCCGCACGGGCCGCCGTGGATTGGTACACGGAAGGCGTCAGCAAATCGCTGGAAGAAATCGACAAAATGAGCAAGGAAGCTCGCACGCTTGGAACAACTGTTCAGGATCTCCGTGAACTCCGTTTTGCGTTTGGCGAGATTGCCGGACTTGACACCGGGCAGACCGACAAAGCCCTGGAGCGATTGAGCAAGGCCATCGGGCAAGCCAACGCTGGCGGAAAAGAACAGCAGGCCGTATTCAAGGCGTTGAAACTCGATTCGGAAGAACTAGCCCGCGTTGGAACCGCAGAGGCCATGCGGCAGTTGGCCGGTGCCATGCAATCAATCGAAGCTCCAACGGAGCGGGTACGGATTGCAACCAAGCTATTCGGCCGCGAAGGTGCCGAAGTAATCAACGTGCTCGCCGGTGGCCGTGAAGCCATCGACGCATCTGCGGAGGCGGTGAGCCGATACGCTGGAGTTATCTCGGATCTTGACGCCGCACAAGTGGAAGCCACAAACGACGCATGGGGCCGCGTGTCGATGGCGTTGGCTGGACTCACTGAGCAAGCAGCCGTTAAGCTCGCCCCCGCGTTGCAGGTGGCCGCTGAGCGAGTTCTTGACATTCTCGACCCGCAAACGCAAACAGGGCAGTCTATCGCTCTGGCCCTTGAAGTGGTCCCGCCATTACTCGCCAAGATCATCGACTTGGCCGACATCCTGATTGGCAAGTTTCAGCAGCAGCAGATTCGCGTGATGGAGTTGGCAAACGTCGCGGTTCAAGCCACCGCAACGATTGACGCCGCTCTTGCCTACGCGACTCCAGGCTACGAGGCGAGCGAAGACCTGAAAGCGTGGGCAGCGGATTACCAGCGGCAGATTGACGTGGCGACGAAAGACGCGGCCGAACGAATATCAAGAGGCTTTTCTGGTGGAACTGCAAAGCGAATGCAGGAACTTGCGGCCGAAGCAAAGAAAGCGTTTGACGCATCGGCCGGGGCCGGTCCGGTTGGATCAGCGATTGAGGATCAGGAGAAACTTGCAGCGGCGACAACCGCGACGGCCAACGCGTTCAAGTTTGAAGGCGAAGTCGTTACGGACTTCGAGGATATTCTCGGCCGACATGAAATCGTTGATCCGTTAGGCAAGGCACTGCAGGCGACAACCGCCTATATCCCGACGATGGGCGAAGAGTTCGCACAACTCTACGACGACATCATAAGCGAACAAAAGAACGCTGGCGATGAGGTTGATAAAACGACTCAGAAGATTGCCAAGCAGGTATCCTACGCAACCAGCGGAACCATCGAGGCCGGATCAATGGCAAGTGCTTTTGACGCCATTCGCAAGGCAAAAGAAACTCCAGCGATCATTGATCGCTTCGCCGGGATCGGTGAACCGGTGCCCGTAAAGGCCGCCGAGAAACAGATTCCAATTTTGGAGCGTATCGCCGCTGGCATTCAAGCCATGATTGCCAAGGAAAACATCACAATCGAAGAGGTGAGCTTATGAGCGCGAGTGCCGTAACGGCTCCCTACGATTGGTTCAAGGAATCGACCGAGGAAGGCGACGAAATCTACACGCTGAAGTGGAAGGTGGAAACTAGCGCCGTTAGCGACGGTCCAGACGTGGCATGGACAGCGGCCGGCCTTCCCGTTCCTGGGGCATCGCTGAGCTACGGCGGAACAGTCAACCCGTGGGCGTTCTTCCAAGGCAAGGGCGGGGCCAAGCTTCTGAAGCAAGACGTGAATCGGAAATGGTGGGACATGACCACCGTGTTTTCCACGAAGCCGATTCGCCGCTGTTCCGAGTCACGGACGAACGATCCGCTGCTTGAACCGCATCGCGTGAAGGGATCGTTCACGCAGATCATGGAAGAGGCGATTTACGACAAGGACAACGCGGTTATCGACAACTCGGCAGAGCAGCGGTACACAGGGGCTATCGTGCAATCCGCAAGAGTTCGGCCGGTTGTCGAACTGGAGATGAATGTCGCTTGGATCAACCTCGCCTGGATGGCTGAGTACGCAGATAGTGTGAATTCCAACGTGCAATGGAGCCAGCCGGTACGGACGATCAAATGCACGGTCGGACCTTGGGAGCGAGTTCTGTACGGGACGTGTTACTATTATTTCGTGGTGCGGTTCACGTTTGAACTGCGATACGAGACGTGGGACGTGAAGCTCTTGGACGAGGGGACGCGTGTTAAGGTGGCCGGCAGTAGTCCGGCACGCTACGTGCAATACAAGGACGAGCGAGAAGAAAACGGGAAGACGCTACTCGACGGAAGCGGGGCCGCTCTTGCCGCTGGTGGGACGCCGGTATTCAACACGTTCCGCGTTCTGAAAGAGAAAGATTTTTCAATCGTCGGATGGCCGGCATCAATCATATAGGTGAGGCATGGCAAACGAAATTCAAGTCGCATGTTCGCTTCGATGTACAAACGGCTATCTGAAGTCGAACCTGAACAGCGGGACCGTAAATATCACGCAAGCCGTGGCCAAGGGGCCGGCACCCGGCACCGTGAACGTCGGCACAAGCGAAGAGGTTATTTCGTTTGCCGAACTTACGACGCTCGGTGTCATTCAGATTATCAACCTCGACACCACAAATTTCGTCCAGTTCGGGCCAGAGTCATCCGGTGCAATGGTTGCTGCTATCCGCTTGAAGCCGGGAGAACCGAATCAGTTTCGGTTAGAACCCGGCGTGACCTATCGGGCAAAGGCCGATACGGCAGCCTGCAACGTGCAATTCTCCGGGTTCAATAACTAAGCTTACTCCGCAAGGTGAGCAATGGAATCATGCCGTTTGAGCGTCAACACGACCGGGGCTTTCTTTCATCCGTTGGGCGACGTGACGCCTATCGACTGCCGCTACGGCGAGATGCTGGCGACGGTGGACCTCCCGGATAAACTGCTGCTGGTTGTGACCGGCAAGACGCCGATTCCGTGGGGGCGAGTGAAGTCGCCAAGGGCGGTGGCTATCTGCAACGTGAGCAACCAAGGCACCCAGTCACAACCGACGCCGGAAGAACGGGCGGCGATGGCGAGCAAGATTCTCTTTGTCGGCTTCGCAGACTCGACGGTGCCCAGCTTGGAACTGCCGCCTATGGTTCCAGGTGGTCAACAGTTCGGCGGCTCGCAATTCCTCTGGCTGATTCCCGGTGTTGACGTTTGGCTCGACGTGCCTGACGGCGTTTCGGCAACGGCACGAATCCAGATATTTCCAGGCAGCGATGGCTAGAACAGTCCAAACCCTATCACCTGAGTTCATCGAGGAAGTGGCCTGGGCCGTGGAGCAGGTGAAGCGGATTCTTCGCGGCAACCTTCAAGACACCGACCGCGACCCGCAGCGGGCCAGCGACGGCGTGGTGGTAAAGATTCCGACAGGTGGAATTCCAGCGAGGGAAGACGAAACGCTGTACGGCGAATACTGCGATCTGTACCGAATCCTCGACAGCGACCCGGATGATGACGAGATCAGCCTGGAGGCGATCCTTGACGGCAACAACGCGGCGGTGCAGGCTAAGGTATTCAACTTTACCGAGGCCGCCGCCGAAGCCGGGACGTACCAAGTCTCGGAACTGTTCCGCAGCGGCCATCGGTACATCAATTTGGGACCGCAACTCACAGGCGGCTGCTTGACACAGGACCACCCAGGCCGCGGCGTTCCGTTCCTAATGACGCTCGGAGAGTGGCAGAGCGACGATTACTCCTGGGACTATACCGGCGATTCGGTGTACGCCGTCGATTGGCGTTACGGCGTTCCGTATCCAGACGCCGGGGCAACGGGGCTATTCACGCCGCGCGGCTCGGATGACTATGTAACCATCTGGGAAGTAGTGGCTTTGGATTGCTCTAGTCCTGGCGAGTGCGGAGGGTAAGCCAATGGGTGGCCGCCGCCGCTGCTGCTGTACCTGCACCGTGTTTCTCGACACGTTCGATCGTGCTGGCCCAACACAGGACATCGGCGACCCGTGGGATTCGACCAACGCAACTGGTGAGTGGTGGCTTGACGTAAACACGGAGCCGCTCGACGGAGGTGACAATGCTCTTTATGAACTGAGTGGAACCGGCGAAATCTTTGGGCCGGAAGCCCCGGTGTGGGACGATGGATGGTCCGCACACTTCGACATCATTGACGAACTAGTTGGCAACGTGTATCGGATTCTGTTTGGGGCACC